GCCCGAAGGGTTCAGCGCCGAGAAGTTCTTGCGGTGCACGAAGCGCACCGCGTTGGCCTTCACGATGCTGCAGCGGTTCAGCCGGAAGCCGTATTGCACGTCGTCCAGCTCGGCCAGGCCGATCGTGATGCGCGACGGCGCGCCACCGGTGGCCGCCGCGTCGCAGCCGTCGTCGAAGGCCCAGCCCTTGCAGCTGCCGGCCGACACGACGTCCACCTTGTTGGCCGCGCCGAAGCCGTACCAGATCCCCATTTCGCAGTTGATCGCGCGCAGGGCGTCGACCTGGGCGCCGTTGAAGCCCACGAAGTTCTGGTTCTCGACCGCGTAGCGCTTGCACCGGTTGGCCTCGACGCCCTCCAAGCGCGGGAAGGTCACCGCGTAGGGGTCGGGGTTGCTGCCGGCGTACAGCAGCGGCTCGATGTAGAGCGCGGACCCGCCGGCATCGTTCACGCGCATGTGGCCGAAGCGGGTGCGCCAGACGCCGCGCAGCGAAATGCCGTGTTGCGACGACGCCGTGGCCTTGCCGTTCTGGTCGATCGTGATGCCGCCGTGGCTGCCGCCGCGCCAGTATTTGCCGACGCCGCTGGTGGCCGTGCCGTTCGACCACTTCAGCATCGGTGCGTTGGTGGCGTCCGCGCGCTTGAACGTCACGGCCTGGTGGCCGGCGGTGTCGATGTCCGGCCAGGTGGCATCGACGAAGGCGGTGTCGAACACCAGCACGCCGGCGGTCACCAGGTAGGTGCCGGCCGGGATGTAGCCGCGCTTCCCGCTGCTGATGCAGGCGTTGTAGAACGCCAGCAGCTGCGTGGTGGTGTTGGTCAGGCCGGTGTTGTCGCAAGCGTAGTCCAGCACCGCGTTGATCGTGTCGCGCTGCTTCAGGCCCACCGGGATGTCGGGATCGGTGCTGCCGGCCATCACCGACCGAAGCTGCTGCAGGTCGTTCAGGATCTTCGTGATGTCATCCGCCGGGCTGGTGACGGCGGGGTCAACGGTGCTGGTCTGCCAGGTCATGCTGGGGCTTTCAGGTCTTGATGATGTAGGTGACAACGATGGTCGGCTGGGTGTTGTTGTGCGCACCGCCGCCGCCGGTGGCGTTGACAGCGGGGGACAGCGCGTTGGCCGTCCGGTTCTTGATCAGGACCTGATCGGTGCCGGATCCCGAAGTGTCGCGGTCGGTGTAGCCGTTGCCGTTGTGATCGTGCGAAGGCATCTGCGCGATGGTCAGCGTGTGCGTCTCCGCGCCGCCGGCCGCGCCCAGCGTGGTGCCGGTGATGCCGCTGCCGCCATTGGTCAGCCGGTTGGCCGCCGTGCCGCCCATGTTGTCCTGGCCAGCCGTCACGCGGCCGCGCAGGTCGGGTAGGTTGAACGTCGTGCTGCCGTCGCCGGCGCCGTAGGCCGTGCCGATGGCCGCGAACAGGGCCGCATAGGTCGTGCGGTCCACCGCCTGACCGTAGCACAGCAGCCAGCCGGTCGGCGCCGCCGCGCCGGCGTAGGGCAGCAGCGCGCCGGTCGGGACACCGCCCTGCCCTGTCGGCAGCGGGTCGGTCATCATGGTGTTGACGGCCTGCACGGTGGCCAGCAGGTCAGCGCGCGCAGCCGCGGGGCTGTCGGTGCCGCTGTCCAGGTTGGCGGTGCTGATGGGGGTGTTGGGCCAGCTCATACGCTCCGGGGTTAGAACCGCTCGCCGTAGCCGAAGACATCGACGTCCAGCAGGCCGGCCTTCGGGGCTCCGGTGCCGTCCAGGACCTGCAGCGTGACGCTGCCAGTGGTCTTGCTGGTCACCTTCACGGTGTCGCCGGCCGCAGCGGATTGTAGGGTGACCTGGATGGTCTGCACGCCGACGAATGCGGGCGTGAAGGTCAAAGTCGCGCCAGCCGACGGCACCGCGACATCGGCGAAGTGCTCGACGCGATCCGGCACGTCGATCAGCAGGTCCAGCGCGGTCATGAAGGGCCGGAAGTTCAGGTCGCTGGTGCTCAGCGTCACCCGGGCCTGCAGGTAGCGGAAGCGGTACAGGCCAGGCGTGAAGGTGGCCCATTCCGTCCAGGTCAGGCCGTCCTCGCTGGTGCGCACCTCGTAGCTGGCGCCCACCACCGTCGACTCGGGCCGCCAGACCCAGGCCGGCGCGGTGTAGCTCGACCACGGCGAGGTGTAGGTGTTCCAGGGGTTCGACAGCGGGCCCAGCGTCTGCACGACGCTGCTGATGCTGACCACCGACGACGCGATGTAGCCGACATCGACGGCCAGCGTGGTGTAGGTGCCGCTGGTGACGCCGCCGTTCAGGACCACGCCGCGCACGACGGTCATGGCGTCCCAGGTCGCGGCATCCTCCCAGGCGCCAGGCGTGCCGGCCCAGCTCGGGCTGCCGCTGCGCGTCATCAGCGCGGTGTTGTCGTAGGTGCCCGGGAAGCCGGCCGCGGCGTCGTCGTAGCTCACGACCACGTTGATCCCGCTGGCGTCGGCCGCGATCACATAGGCGGCCGTCGCCGACTCGACGCCGCTGGTGTCGATCGCCTTGATCATGAACGTGCCGCCGCGCGGCGCGGTCACGCCCAGCACGTTGGTCGGGTGCGTGGAGCTGCCGACGATGACGCCGGTTTCCCACACGTCGCCGCGGCGCACCTCGTAGCGCGCGCAGTCCAGGTCGGCCACCGGCCGCCAGCCGAAGTTCAGGGTGTCGCCGAAGCGCGCCACCACGAAGCCCTGCACGTTGGCCGGCGGGGCGCCCTTGCCCAGCACGGTGTAGGTGTAGGTCGCGGCCTCGGCGCTGCGCGCGCCCAGCGGGTTCACGGCGTAGGCGGTGAACGTGTAGACCTGCCCCTCCTGGGCGCCGTCGACCTCCAGGCCGGCCTCGTAGACCAGCTGCTCGGGCGAGCTCGCGCCGTCGCTGCGGCGCCAGGACACGGCGGCCGCGTTGGCGCCGGCGGGCAGGCTCCACGACACGTCCAGCCGGGTGGCGAGCTGCTGGCCCCGCGCATACAGGACCTCGGACACCGCCAGGTTCTGCAGGGCGTCGGGCTTGGCGTTCAGGTCGCTGACATCGCGCGGCTGCAGCGTCAGGCCCAGGTCGATGGCGTCGAACTTCGTCGGGTTGTGCTGGATGGCGCTGATTTCGACCGTGCCGCGGTCAACCTCGGTTGCGGCCAGCACGCGGAACAGCTGGGTCTGCACCTCGTTGCAGGACATCACCCACATGCTGCCCACGGCGGGCGCCACGGCCAGCGCCGGCGACAGGGCCAGCGTGGACACGCCGGTGCCGGCGCCGGTGGTGACGGTGGCCTCCTGCACGGCGCCCTGGTCGTCGTAGCAGTAGAATGTGTAGGTGCGGCCGGCCACCAGGTCGACCGGCGCGTCGATCGTCACGCTGGCGGTGGTGGCGGCCAGCAGGCGCCCGCCGTAGCGCACGCCGGCGCGCAGCGGGTCGGCGATCTGGATCACCTGGCCGGGCCGGGCCAGGACGCCCTCCAGGCCGGTGCGGAACGTGACCAGCTCGGACAGCAGGCGCTCGGACAGCAGGATCGCCCGGCCCAGGCGGTGCGCCTGGCCGCGGCTGGTGCAGCCGAAGGCGGCCACCTGCGTCTCGACGATGCCGTACAGCTTGATGCCGGCATCATCGGGCACGTACTCGACCTTCTGGCGGTACAGGTCGGCCGGGTCGTTCCAGGTCACCAGCGCGACTGTGTGGCGCTGCTTCAGGCTGCTGCCCGAGTAGTTGAACACGCCGTCGATGACATTGGCCGGCGCGTAGTGCGCCACCGGATCGCCTGGCGCGTCCTGCGTCAGCGTCAGGCTGCCGCTGGACCAGTAGACCATGGCGCGGAAGATCGACGCCATGTCGTTGATGACCTTGAAGGCCTCGGCCCGGCTGGCGATGTAGACGTTGCAGGAGAACCGCCGCTCGGTGCCGCCGAAGCCGTTGGGAACCAGCTCGTTGCAATACTGGCTGATCTGGTAGAGCGCCCACTTGTCGACGCCGGTGCCCAGGAAGGCGCCCAGTCCGTAGCGCGGGTTGGTGCACAGGTCGTAGAAGCACCAGGCCGGATCATCGGTCCATTCCTTCGCAGCCTTGAAGGTGCCGTCCCAGCTGCCGGTGTAGGTGCGCGTGCGGCCGTTGTAGTTCGACGGCACCTTCACCTTCAGCAGGCGCATGTCGTAGCCGCGCGTCGGGATGTTGCCGATCTGGCGCGCGTCGATCGTCAGGGCCATCAGCGCGCTGTGGGGCATGCGCAGGCGCTCGTCGATGACCTCGACGTAGCTGTCCCAAAACGTCCGGTTCTGCAGGTACTCGCTGTCGCTGTCGTCGGTCAGCCGCGTGATGCGGACCGACCACGGCGCGGTGCCCGGCTTGGCGATGCTGACCGCGCGCTGATACTTGCTGCTGGTCTTGCCGGTGATCGTCATGTCGGGCGTGGCCGACAGGAACGTGCCGGACAGCCGCAGCGTGTAGACCGACCCGCTGCCGCCAATCTCGGCGACCAGCACGCTCCACTCCCAGGCGCCGGCGGTCATCGTCTGCTCGAACGACGTCGGCGCGTCGATCATGGCCTCGCGCGCCTCGATCGTGGTCCAGGCGCCACCCGACAGCGGGCGCCGGCGCAGGGTCAGCGTGACGTAGGGGTTATCGCCGCTGGCCAGCGACGCCGTGGCCACCACCGTGGCGCGCGACACGTTGTCGTAGCCGGTGGTGCCGACGCCCGACGCCGTGGTCTTCAGCGGGACGGTATCGGTGCCGCCGGCGGGGACCTGCACCCAGGATCCGGCGCCGACCTGGACCTCGACGCGCAGCCGCACGCTGGTCGCCACCACGTCGCCGTCGTCGCGGTCGGTGCGGCTCAGCGCCGGCACGGACACGATCGCCAGCACGCTGTCCACGTCGTCGTCGGTGACCGTGCGCACCGCCGGCACGTTCTCCTTCAGCTCGACGTTGACGGGCGTCGTGTTCTCAGTGGCCGGGAAGCCGGGGATGTAGCCCTGATTCGGCAGGCCTGTGCGGGCGACGAACTTGACGCCCGAGAAGTTCATGGTGCCGTTGGCTGCCTGGACCGGCGTGCCGTCCAGGTAGATTGACTGGGCGCCGGCCACCAGGCCCTCGATTTCGCCCTCGCTCACCAGGTCGATGATGCGCGCGAAGCTGGTGCTCTGCAGGGTGTCGCTGGCCACCGGTCACAGCTCCTGCACGGTCATGCCCATGCTGACCGTCTGCGAGCCGACGATCATGCGGCCGTAGCCTATGGGCACAGCCGTGCCCTGGGCGCTGGTGTTGACCGGCCCGCTGAACACGTAGCTCTGCTTCGTGGTGTCGTCGCTGCCGGGCGTCTGCTTGGGCGCGGGCATCAGCATCTGCGCGACACCGCCCAGCACCATCGCGGCGCCCAGCTGGATCAGCGGGGTGAAGCCGGTGAAGATGCCGACGACGATCAGCACGGCGCCGAGGATGGCCTGGAACAGCCCGCCCTTGCTGCCGGCCGTGGCCGGGATCAGCTTGATCGGCTCGTCCTGGCCGACTGGGTAGGTCAGCCGGCTTTCGTCGGCGCGGTCCTCGCTCCCCACCAGCACATGGAAGCCGTGGGGGTGGTCGCGCAGGGCCTTCTCGAAGCCGGGAAGCGTGATGCACAGCGCCCGCACGGCCTCGGCCACCGACTCGACGGCCAGCCGGTGCAGCTTGCCGAAGCGCCGGCCCAGCTCACCGTACAGCTTGATCGTTCGCAGCATGTCGAAGCACCATCACCAGTCGATCGCGTAGATACCCGTCCAGGGGGTCGCGGCTCGACAGCCGGCCCTGCAGGTGGTGCAGAATTCTATCGCCGGGCAGGTAGATCGCCCCATGGTCAGGCACCGGGGCGGCCAGCCGGAACAGCAGAACGTCGCCCGGCTGCACGTCGGCGCGACAGACCTCGACGAAGCCGGCCCGCGGGAAGCCCTCGCGGTACAGATCGCGGCCAGCCTTGAAGTCACCTTCGGCGCGCGGGAAGTCGGGCAGCACAACGCCGCGCTCCTGCGCATACCAGGCGCGGATCAGGGCGTAGCAGTCGCGCGTGCCGTACTCGAACGTGCGGCCCAGCAGCGGCTCGGCTAGGCGGGCGGGCAGCATCGTGCGCCAGCCGTCAGCGCCCAGGATGTGCCAGGCCACGCCGTCGGCGTCGCAGGCCTGGCGGTCGGCCTCGCTGGGCGTGCTGGGCGCGTCGGGGTGGCTGTGGAACACGCCCACGATTTCGCCGGCGTCTTCGGCCGCCACCACGTCGAACGGGTCTGCGACGAAGTGCTGGCCAGGATCTGCCGCGGTGTTGCGGCACGGCCAGTAGCGCAGCCGGCCGCGCACCAGCACCACCAGCCCGCAGGCCTCGCGCGGGTGATCGCGCTGGGCGTGCGCCTGGGCGTCAGCGCGCCAGTCCAGCACCAGGGAACCCGCCGAAGAACAACTGACCCGTCGCGCCGAAGCGCAGCTTGCACGACGACAGCCGCTTGCCGCACACGTCCTGGCCAGCCGATGCCACCGGGTTGTCGTTGGCGTCCCAGTAGCTGGTGCCGGCGTAGGGGCAGGCGCTGGACTCGTCGTAGACCCGGTACTGCCAGGGGCAGACGTTCTGCGCGACGACGCGGCGCGGAAGCTGCACACCGGCCACGTCGAAGGCCGCGGCCAGCTCGAACTCGACGACGACCTTGTTCTCGGCCGCCTTGCGGTCGACGAAGAACACGTCCATCGGCAGCTCGGCGGTCGGGTCGGCGTTGGGGTTCTGCGACCAGGTGGCGCCGATCGGCTGGTACTCGGTGGCGGCGGCCGCCTGCTCGAGCTGCGGATCCCACACGTCCAGGCCGCTCGTGCCGTCGCCGGTGTAGGCGTTGGCGTTGGACGACGACGATGCCAGCCGGATCTGCGCCAGCGCGCTGACCGACGCGGTAGCCGTGGCCGTCGCGGTGCAGCGGTAGCCGCTGGGCGCCAGCTTGGTGATGGTGGCCGTGCAGCCGGCGCTGGTGGACGCCACCTTGCCGGTCGCCAGGTCGAACAGGGCCCAGGTCAGGATGCCGAACGCGCCGGCGCCGAAGGCCAGCACCAGGTAGCGCTTCGCGCTGCCCGAGCGCTCGCATGCCGACGCCGACAGGGTGTAGGCCTGGCCGGACGTGAACACGTTGGCCCTGGCGAAGTAGTGCGCCGACGTCGCGGCCGTCGGCTCGATCACCGACTGCGCCAGCACGCCGGCTGGCGTGTAGGCCGCGCCGGTGCCAGACGTCACCGCCTGGGTGGTCCAGCTCGCGCCGCCGAAGTTGCCGGTGTCCAGCAGCAGGTTGCGCCGGGCCGGGAAGTTCGCGGCGTCCAGGTACTTGGCCAGCGTGCGCCGGCGCGTGACCTTGGCGCCCAGCAGGTCGTTGAAGTCGCGCAACTGCGCCGTGACCAGGCCGCCGATGTTGGCGACCTTCAGCGTCGGCCGCGGCAGTTGGCCCTTGCCCGAGAACTCGAAGCCGCTCGCGTCGATCGGCAGCGGCACGTAGGTGTTGCCCTGCCACACGACCGCGGTGCGCAGCTTGTTGGTGCCGGCGTGAAAGCGCAGCAGCGTGCCGCCCAGGGCGGTGGCGTCCAGCTCGAACAGCTCCACCAGGTCGCCCGGCCGCAGCGACTGGATGTCCTGCGCGATCGTCACGGCGTGTAGTCGCGCACGAAGCGCGCGGTGATGGTGTTGGCCGCCGCGGTGTTGGGGGCGTAGCCCCACTCGGGGCAGATCCAGCGCGCGGCGGTGCCGTCAGGTGCGGTCCAGTCGAATGGCTCTGTGCCGTTGCGGGCGTTCAGGAAGGCCATGATGGTGTCGCGCTCGGCCGCAGTGCGCCCGCTGAACGTCAGCTGCCACTCGTCGGCTCGGGTGTTGATGCCGTCGCCGGCGCGCATCGCGTAGCCGTCGCCGAACTTGGCCTCCAGCGTGCGGGGCTTGATGGCGACGCTGCTGCCGAAGTCCGGGGCGATGGTGAAGGTCGGCACGGCTCAGGCCCGAATGTCAGTCTTGGATCACGGCGGGCGCTGCCGGGCAAGCCGCAGAGTAGGCGCGGCCGTGCAGATCGGTGCGCAGCTGGAAGCCCAGCAGCGGCCAGATCTTGGCGATGGCGTTCTCGCGCGCAATGCGGCGACCAATTTCGGCGTTGAAGTTATCGGGGCTGGCGCAGGCCGACTCG